CTTCGAAAGTTGATCTTCCTCTCCTTTTGCTATGGTAAGCTTATCCGTCTTCGCCCTAATCTGTGCCAGCTGTGCTTTCTGAATCTCACTGGCAGTATCCCAGTTCTTGTGCAACAACTCATCGTATTCTTTCACAAGTCTTAGCAAAGTTCCGATTGCCCTGGACTGTGCCGACATGAAGGTCGCATGTTTATCCCATGCCTGTTGAACTTCCCATTTTTCTCCGCAGACGTTGCCGTCCTTTTCTTCGATTTTTTCTACCGTTTTATCTTTCTGGTCTTTGACATACATTAGTCTCTGTCCACGTATGATTGCTGCATACTGAAGTTGGATATTGTCCCACAGTAAATCCAATGGGTCATCCTCATGTATCTCATCTAATATCGCCTTCGTTTCCTCTGGCAGCCACTTCGTAAAAAAGCCATGCTTTTCTGCATGGCGGTTACCTGGAGGACCCGTGGCATTGTGATTGCCAGGCTGTCCCCCGCGCTTTCTTTTTTTCCGAACGTTCGCATCAGATTTATCCGAACGCTCGTTATCCCATTTGTGAGTGGACTTCCAACGCCGAACGGTCCCTTCCGGTAGATCCAGCTGCTTTGCTATGTCTATCAACTTCATACCATCAAGATACATCTGCTTGGCTGGTTCTATCCTCTCATCCGGTTTCTTCGGCATCTTATCACACTCCTTTCAGGGTAAAAGAAAACACTCAGCTAGGAGTGTTTTAGTTTCTTAATATCCTTAAATAAGCTGCTAATATAGTGGTACCTAATGTTGCAAATGCTCCAATAAACAAACTCCTTAAATTATCATCTACAAAATTAACAAATGCTTCACTTCCCGATATTGCGAATACATACAGTATGATGATAAATATAATACTTGACACAATCACCGAAGAAAGTAGTGATATAACTAATATACTCTTCTCTTTTTTCTGCCTATCCTTTTTTAATTCATCCTGGCTACTTTCTAACTTCAAGTGTCGCTGTAAATTTTCATTGCATCTTTTCTCACATTCATTATAATCAACTGCTCCAGAAGCTCTTTTATAAGCATCAGCGGTTGCTAAGAATTGATTTAGGATTGACAGCTTTCCTCTTTTAATCATTTCATCGCTTATACCCTTGAATGCTTGTAAACTAGATTCTAGAATCTTTTCGATTTTATCTGATTCATCAATTTTTCTTAAATCGTTTGGAATTCTATCCTTTAATTTTTTTATTGAAATATCTGACGTTTCTTTTGTAACATCATAAAGTCTTTGTAAATTATTGTACACCGTATCTTGCTGCTCGTCTTTCAATCCAGAAAATCTTTCATAAAAATATTGTGAATCATTATAAACATCTATTTCGAGTATTACCTCATCAAAATATTGTTTTGCTAAAGAATAAGGTTTTTCTAGCGATTCACAAAATTCATAAATGTTTGTAGGTTTATTTATCGGCAAAAATATTCCTCCATATCGGAATCACTAATAAACGGATTCTCAATCTCATTTGCATGTTTCCATGGTAATTCTGCATGTGTTTGATCCACTAAATCCCAAACATTCATTTTTAACTTTTCTTTAATTATTTTCTTAATACAAGATTCTTCACGAACATCCAAGCATAAACTCGAACCACCAGTATTTATAGGTTTTCTACCAAAAGAGTTATATACCCTCCAAACTCTTTTTATAACTGGCCCATACGGCCAGCATTCGATTGGATCAACAAAAGCTTTATAATTAAACTTTTTCATAAACTCGCCTTGAATATAATACATAACCTTTTGCAACTGCAAATTTGTAATATACATACCGTTATCATGAACAATAGATATTACTTTTGCTGCTAATTCTACAGCATCGTACCTTCCATCCATTTTATTAGCTCCCTTTCCTTCATCTTTATTATACATCATTTTATATATTTTGGAAATACTGTGAGAAAGGCTTCTTATCATATTAATTCTCGCCTCTGTCTATTAGTATGCAGTTAATCTAGTTGTTTAACACTTGAATCAAACAAAAAAAAAGCACCTAAAATTTAATTAGATGCCTTACATAAGGGGAGAGAAACAAAGACCAACAGGATCCAGGGAGGTGAAGGGGGATACCTCCCTGCTCTATCCATGCTACTACTATATCACGCTTGACATGGAAACGGGTTTCCATTTTAAGAAATTTTCCTTGCAATGTTCGTCACGATCCTCTTTGATACCTTGCATACATTTCCTTTTGTTGTAAAACACTTCACTGCGACCGCCTCTGCATTCTCACACTGATTGTTGATCAGATATTCTACGACGATCTCACGATGGACATCGTTCTTGATGTTATCCACCCAACCATTCACTAGCTCCATGGCCATCTCATGTTTATCCTGTTCCTTGATAAGCTCAGATTCACGCGAAAGCAGCTCATTCTCCCAAGGCGATAGGCTACCTCTTGTATCATTAGACACCTTAATAATACCAGTCGATGTAGATCCACAAGACAGCTCCTCTGCGATGCTCATCAATTCTTCCTGGATGAGATCAGATGCGTGCTTGTGATATAGGTAGTCTGTAAAACAGCCAAGCACATGTTTCTCCTTGATTCCCAACAGCTCATCATCCAATACCTTCTTTACTTTAAACATCAGCTCACACCTTTCATATCACTCGGTTATTGTTTACCATTACCAAGCAAGTACGCTTTCCAAGCGTCCTTATCTTCGCACTTCACATGACAATCCTTCTCTGATTCTGACGGGCAATCCGCGACACAACAAGGAGACTGTCGTGCCATATCTGCAAGTATTTTGCATGCTTTATCTAGCGCGTTTTCAAATATCTTAATATCATTGTCCTTTTCAGCATTTGTCATTTTTCATTTTCTCCTTCAATGGGCACCATCGAGGTGATGTCTTTATCATTACAGGGCTGTTTGGTGTACACTTTCCGTGACCGATAAAAGCGTTTAGATCATCGCAAACACAATAGTAACACGATCTGTTAAACGTTCTGTTAGTTGTACTATACCCAAAAGTAGCTTTTCCAAAATTTTTGCAGTATTTACACTCTTCGCATTTAGGTGTTTTATTCATTATTTCTTTCTCCTCCTATCTTTTCAACGCTTCGATTAATGCCTTCTGTGATATATCTTTTTGCTCCAAGGATCGTATCATATCCTCATCGACGGTTCCTTTAGCAATCAGATGGTAGATCATTACGGTGTTCAGCTGCCCTTGTCTATGAAGCCTTGCATTTGCTTGCAGATACAGTTCCAAGTTCCAGTTGGGCAAGGTATACCAGATGATGATATTGCCTCCTTGCTGAAGGTTCAATCCATGTCCCACAGAAGCCGGATGAACGAGCAGCATCTCGATCTTTCCATCGTTCCAATCCTTCACATCTTGCTGGCATTCGATCGTCCGGATCTCGACATCAGGAAAATGATCGATGATCCTATCACGGTCATGCTTGAAGTAGTAGAACACCATTACAGGATTGCCGTTAGCGGCCTCAAGTAAATCTTCTAACGCTTTCAGCTTTGTATCATGCAGCTCTTGCACTTCATGTTTTTCATCGTATACAGCACCAGCAGTAAACTGCAGGAGCTTGTTCGTCACTACACCGGCATTTGCTGCTGTGATTACACCATCCTCACAGATCTGCAATATCTTTTCTCGCTTGAAACGATGATAGGCAGCTATCATCTTCTCATCCAGGATGACCTCATGATTGATGTATCGACATTCCGGTAACTTTAGCCAATCTTCGGCTTTCAGGCTCATGCAGATATCTCCTATGGCATCATAGATTCGTCGTTTCGCGCCATCCTGCAGCAGCCATTCATAGATGACATTTCCATTTCTTCTACCTGGTATCAAAAATCTGCTCCTGAACGATGTCAGTGTCCTTCCCAATCGTTTCCCTTGATCCATCAGATAGAGCTGTGGCCATAGATCCGGGAGTCCTTTCGGTGCAGGTGTTCCGGTCAGACCGATGAACCTCTCTACCAAAGGTATAACTTTCCTCAGTGCCTTGAAACGTTTTGCCTTGGGATTCTTAAAGCTGGACAGCTCATCGATCACGACCATATCGAATGGCCAGTCATGATCGACCTCATCTACCAGCCAAGGAACATTTTCACGATTGATCAGATAGATATCGGTCTTTTCTTCCAAGGCCTTCATGCGCTGCTCCTTGCTGCCCAGCACCCGGCTATAGGTCATATGCCTTGTATGATCCCACTTTTCAATTTCATCCGGCCAGGTAGTTTGAGCAACTCTGATCGGTGCTATGATAAGCACCTTCTTCACCTGAAACATGTCATACATGAGATCTTCTATGGCAGTTAGTGTGATGCTCGTCTTTCCCATGCCCATTGGAAGGAACAATCCGGATTTTGGATGATCCAATACCCACTTTTTAGCCTTATCTTGGTATTCATGTGGCATATATCTCATTCCGGTAGATTGCCTTTCATCATGTGTTCTACGAGATAATCGACCTCTTCTTTGTTTTTGATCACATATGCCTTCATGCCCTGTTTTCTTAATTGTTCGATACGCCATTGTTGCATATCAGATATACGTCCTCCTCTCGGCCTCTTCAATTCTACAAAGCAGATCAGACCATTCATGATGATGATGCGATCGGGGACGCCTGCTGTGCCCGGTGATGTAAATTTCCAAGGCAGCCCTCCCAAATTCGATATCTTGTCAGTTAGATATTTCTCTACTTGGCGTTCTGGATCGCTTTTTGTTGTACTCTGCCAGCCCATCTGTATTACCTCCTTTTTTTGCTCTGGCAACAGTGGAACAAAAGGAACAGTTTTTTCTCGCGTACGTATATTACGCGTATTAGGCGTATTACGTGTATACGTATATACCTAAATATATATTTATAGTAAAATATATAAATAATTGTTTCCACTGTTGCTAACCATCCAAATACCCTTTATATAAAGGACTTATCAAGGAAACAAGCTTTCATTTAATTGTTCCTTTTTGTTTTCTTTGTTCCACTCGGAAACCTTTAGGGTTACCCTTTATCACGCTTATAGGCCCTTTGTTTTCCATATTCTTTATTTATACGTATCGGATTCGGCGCCTTGCTCCATCCTGGAAGACGTTCTAAGATACCATTTATCTCTCTTGAATCTGCATTCGATAGGTTTGATTTTGTTCCATTGAACAATTCGCACCAAATCTCAAGCACACATACTCTATCCCTCAACATCTTGCCATCTTCATGATCTCCTTCAAGCCATATTGAACGTTCATATATGCTCATATCGCTCCATCCATTTGGCAATTTTGTGTCAAGATAGTCTTGGATAAGACCTTCTTTTGAACTCCTGTACGTATATTTTTCCTGCATTTCCAATGCTTCCTGTTCTAGTTTTGATTCTAAGAATAAAGGTTCATGTGACTTAAATCTCATAACTGCTTCCGCCCATAATTGATCGCGTATTTCACAAGTAAGATCATGAAATATATCTTTTGTTCTTCTATCTTTGTCTGTATCAATTGGCCAGAAACGTCTATTTCCTGTGTAATCTCTTAGGAACTCATTATCGTTTGTCGTACCGAAGAACACACATTGTCGAGGGTTATCAGATACCCTGCGTGCATAAGCCTTCCTGTAACGGTCCTCCCTCTTTGATATGAACTGCTTGATAGATTCCACTTCTTGCTTCCTTGTAGCGGTCAGCTCTGCCATCTCTACGATCCAGGAGCCGTGCAGTGCCTCATAACCTTCTTTTCCGGATATCGTAGTGATAGAGTCAGAAAACCATACATCGCCCATCACAGACAGTATATGGGACTTTCCTATGCCTTGCTTACCAACTAGAACTGGCATGTAGTCATATTTACATCCAGGCATGAATATTCTTGCTACAGCGGCCGTGAATGCCTTCCTTGTCACTGCCCTTGTATAAGGTGTATCGCTGCTTCCTAGATAATCGATAAATAACGTATCTAATCTTTCTGTGCCATCCCATTCTAATGATTCAAGATATTCTCTTATAGGATGGAATGCGTTCTTTTCATGTATATACATAATCGCATCCTCTGTCTTTCCTTTTGCCACGATGCCATAATCTTTTTCTAATAGATACCTAAAGGCCGCATCATCTGCATCTGACCATGATGGTTTATGTGGATCATATCGCCACCATGGAAGCGAACCTTTCTTCACCGGCTTTTGTGCGAATATGTCGATACCACCGATACCGTCTTTTAATCTTGGATCGTTCTGCAGTATGATCACTATATTGTCTGTCGTAGGTTCATACTTACCACGTTTATCAGTAGCGAGTCTAGCAAGCCATGTCGTATCCATCGCTTCAAACTCATCCTTAAAATCATCCATGGCCACCTGTAGTTTCTCTTCACCAAGCGTTTGAAGCGTTGCCTTGTCCTGACCGATCAGGTCCATCATAGCTACCCATGATGGCAGCTTATTTACCGGTGTCTCGGGTTTTACATCCAGATCCAGGTCGTGGAACTTATGGATTCGAACGAGATCGAACGCATTGCACAGTTGCATGCTGCATGGATCGGTAGCGTGATTGCTGTATGCGAATCGATCATTATAGGTAACCAAGCCCCCTGCAGTAGATCCTTTGATATATGTGTAACGTCCATTGTCCTTACATCGTTCATAGACATCGGATAAGAAAGTTGCTATAGCTGAATGGATATCATACGTTCGACAGAACGCACCAATAAGCCCATCCTTTTCTAACGGATCTCCCTGTTTTTTTGCTGCCTTTTTCTTGATTTCCGTAACCCTAGAAGACATCGGCCAAAAGCTTATATCATGCCAATCCTGATAACTGTCAAGTATCGTTTGTGGATCGAGTATTGGAGCGTCTAACACATGGAATACATAATCCCCATCAATAGGTGTGGATGGCCAATACATCAGACGCGATGCCTGGAAGGTCGTATCATCGAAATAATCGATATTAATATCTTCTGCGATCTTCCTAGCTATAGCTTCGTATTCTTCCGGTCCGACACTTTTGGCCAAAGGAATGATAAGACGATATCTTGCATTTCCTTTTCTATGTTTGTGCGTACTATATAGGCAGCACGCATTCCCATAAAGCATGTCAATATCATCCCAAAGATCATCGGGAGCATAATCGACATCCAACGTGATGAGTGAACGCGATAGGACGTTGCCATCCAAACGCCTGCCATCTTTCAACGTACCACCGACGAAACCTCCGATATCTTTGATCTCATCTTGTTTCTTCTTTGGCATCTTCAGATATTCGTCCATCGTCTCTCTCGTTTTATATGTTTCTTTGAGTCGGTCAAGAAAATCCACCCACGACATGGACATGTTTTTCCATTGTTTCTCAAAACGACTCTTGCCTGTGGCTATTTGTATCTCCACATCGTGCATATCTTACCTCCACTATTTCTTTTTGCTTTTATGCATCGCAGTCAGCAATTCAGCAACTGCTACGCCAGCTTCCGTTAATCTTTTATCATCATGACGTAGGTGATTCTGATTCAGCCTTGCATTTGCTGCTTTCGTGATCGCCTTTAGATTATCTAATTCGAAGTTACGATTATTACCATCAAGAAAGATCACGATATGACCTTTCGGTAAAGGACCGTTCTCATCTTCCCAGATCTTTACATGTTTAAGCTTCCAATTATTGTTCAGCTTTCCATCCTGTACTTTAACTTGAACATAGCCGTCTTTGTCATCTCGTTCACTGCCTATCGGCAATCTGTTTGCTGGTATATTTCCTTTCTGGAACATAGTAGGCTTCGCTTTATCATACAGCTCTGCCGGCATCTTCTGTCCTTTGTTCGCAGGCACATGACCTTTTTCAAAACGTCCTGTAAGTCCGGAACTGATTCTATGGTTACGCTTATAGTTTTTGATCTGCCCCACTGTAAGATTCATATCAAATCTAGCGTTGATGAGTGCTGTAAGTTCTTTATTTGTCATATCTATGACATGAGCCTTTAAGAAATCCGCCTGCTCGTCATCCAACAAACGATTCGTGGAATGATCAACAAATTCCCAAGGCTTCTTTCGAGAGCTGATCTTATACCTACACCTATATGATCGGATTTGAGCAATACTGAAATGGGTATCGAACTTCTCATTTATGAACTTGGTGCATTCCTTAACGGAATGATATAAGGCAATCTTTCTAAGATAGCTATCCTGTTCTTCCGTTAAGAGCCTGCTCATTTTTTATTCTCCAGCATGCCCGGCAGATGGATCTCACGATTTCCATATTCTGCTCGCAATTTTTCAGCGCTCAGCCCAAGCGCTGCGTTTTCGATGATCTTGCTCGATACATCTGTCATTGCTTTCGCACGTTTTATTTCTTTATCTAATTTTTCATCGTCTAATCCTTCATCGTTCAAACGTTCGATCTGTTCAAATAGATGATTATTTAGATCTACTAACGTATTCTTCATTATCGTTTCTCTCCTTTAGTCCTTTCTGTAGTATTCGCTGATGAATCCATCAGCGGTCAGGATCAGTCCAGGTGCCCACGGTATCGGTTCACCCATGATCCTCTCTATATCTATCAAACAGCTTTCAGCCGTTTCACTAGGTACTTCAACGACAACCTCATCATGGATATGCATGATGATCTTATAGCCGACATCATCCAGTTTTAACATCGCTTTGGCCAAACAATCTCTTGCGATGGCCTGTATGAGATTTTCAAATAACTTTCCGCCCCATGTCTTCTGTCTGCACCATTTCTTTGTCTGTTTTCCATCTTGATCGGACCCATACCCTTCATAGGTGAGTTCATCACCATATCTGCCTTTTTTGAGCTTTGGCCGAACATACGCTAACCTTCTTCCTGAAGGCAGCTCCGCAAACAGTATCCCAGATGAATAGAAATACCTCACACCGTGAACTACAGAAACACGCTTACGTTCCCGTACTGCTGTATAGGCGGCATCCTGTACTCGATACCACATTTTTTTGATATTAGGTGATGCCAGTCTCCACTTGTTTACGATATCCTGCATCTCATCTTCAGACAGGCCCATATCGGCACCACCCATGCGTTCAAGAGCAGATACGCCCCCGCCATAGCCTAATGCCAGCTCTGCGACCTTTCCTTTCTTACGTAGATCAGAGCCCTTTGTCACTGATTCGATCGGTACATGGAACATTTGTGCAGCAGACGCTTCGTATATCTTTCCGGTCGTTGCAAAGACTTCCTGTCTCCACTCCTCATTGCAGAACCACGCAGTTAGCCTTGCCTCGATAGCGGAATAGTCAGCAATCGCAAACATATGCCCATTTGGAGGGATAACTGCTGTCCTGATCAGTGTACTGAATACCTGATTATAGGATCCATACAGCATGTCAAGCGATTCAAAATCTTTTTCTTTGACCAGCTTTCTGGCCAGTTCGATATCGTTGAAAGCGTTACGTGGTAGGTTCTGCGGCTGAAATATACGTCCTGCCCATCTGCCTGTTCTGTTAGCACCATAAAATTGCAAGAAGCCATGCAGCCTTTGATCATTACAGACAGATCTTTGTATAGCGGCATACTTGGTGATCGAGGTCTTCCCGCTTTCTTGTCGTATCTGCAGCACCCTTCTTGTTTCAGGGCTTATGGAGCTATCCTTCAAAAGTTCTATGACTGCATCCTTATCAAGACTTTCTATGGAACGATCTTCTTTCCTGCATATCCATTCTTTTAATTGAGCTATCTTCTTTGGCCCTATCCCATTCGTGATCCTTTCACATTCATTGATCAGCTCTTCATCATAACGATGTCCGAATACCAATACCGTATGTACCATTTCCATATCGATCCTAGCGCCATGATCATTCATCTTCTGATCCCAGCACCATAGCTCGTGTTCTGAAGCCGGTATCGGAAACTTATCTAATTTATTACTTATCTCACGCTCGGTCTCCACATCACGGTGACAATAATCTTTGAAGAGCTGCCACTTCTCAGGCGCATCTGCCGGCGTGTTCCTGCTTCGTTGCCCGTTCACTCGAGTAGGCTTGCATGGCTTGCAGAAATAAGATATCAGTGTTTTCCCGATTCTCATCTTTTGTTTATCTTCAGATAATCCCAATACGGCTCCTACATCCTTCAATGATGCCGGTAACCCTAACATCATGGCATGTATCATCGAACAATGCCATTGATCTGTATCTAGCTGAGTGCCTAGATATCTTGATAAGCATAATCGCTCAAATACCGCATTATGTGCATACTTGATAATGGCAGGTTCATCTATGAGATCTAAGACCTCACTGGGTATCTTTTCACCACAAGCCAGATCTACGACCTTAACAGGTTCATCGTCTACCGCATATGCAAAGAGGAGGATCTCAAAATCCTCGCTCTCTACATACTTATATACACCACATGATATCAGATCTACAGAGCTATAGGTTTCCAAATCTATATGTAGTGTCCTCATGAGACTAGCCTAACAAATCGTCTTCTGTGTCGTTAAATCCTGGAAAACTTGATTCATCCTTAAATTCATCAGCGAAATCGACTTCTCCGGAAACACGACCTCCAAGATTATCTCCATCTCTTGTTTTTAAAACATTGTTCAATCCTACACCGATACCGGTATTACCTGCCTTGCTGTATGGGTAAAGATTAAAGGTCACCTTGCCATAGCACCCGGAGTAGACGATTTCTTGATCATCCATTGTCAGTTTTCTAGTACCAGTTTCTTTTGAATAAACACCGGGTGCTGTGGAACACTTACAATTCATGATATATTTCCCGGCATAGGTCTCAGGGTCATCTGTATAGCGTGGATCTGTATCACCATTTCTAACTAGGCCTGTCTTATCCCCGGGCTTGCACATCAAGTCATTTGTTATCTGACCGAATTTCTGTCCGAACTTATTGATGCCGTTTTGTTTGGCATTCTTATAGGCCTGGCTGATCGCCGCTGCCGTTTCGTTGTCGTTCTTATCGAAGATGATCTGTACAGAATACTTTGCATCCTGTCCTTCATCAAATGCGTGGGGTTCAAATAGATGACAGTACGATAATCGCACTTCTCCTGTTTTCACTTTTGTACTTAATTGTCCATTTGTTGTCATTTTTTAATTTTCCTCAACTTTCTTATTTATTAAATGCTCTAAGGCATATTTGTTTTCAAATAGGTCCGCATGTTCTCTTGCGAACCTTACATCTATAGGATAAAGGTCATTCATATCTGTACATGCCGCTGTATCCCCTGTGTGATACCATACGAATGCTTTATTCTCAAAATATGGATTAATCAGTTTAACTTTTCCAACCTCGCATTTGTATCCAGGGTCATATATGACCAATTGACCAACTTCAACTCTCATAATATATCCTACCTCCTCTTCTAATCGCATGCTTCGCTTCTTTCCAGAACCCTTTGCTGTCCGCATGTCGCTCGCGATTGCCGTTCATAAATTCTGAATAGCGTTGATGACTGTAGGACAGCATTTTTAATTTACGATCGTTAATACACATCGTTATCAACTTCTCATATTCCAAAGCTGGAAAGAAATAGCGTGCAAATTGATTATCGGAATTGTACTTCTGCTTTATGTCTAATCCGATATTATATCGGTATGAAAGATGCTTCTTCCCTTTATGATCAGAGATACGAATACTGTTGCACACACCGAAATCTAATTTAAGATAGATGCTGTCTGTCGATTAAGCATCATAACGTTGTATAATGAATCCAGCGGACAGTAATCTATCGACAAGTATATCTGCTATTTCTTTTGTACTAGCTGGGCATCGCTTGCAATTCCTCTTGGAAATCGCTCACACCACTGTTATATTCCGGACGTTTATCGCTCATAGGTGCAATTGCCGGTGAACCCTTAGGTTTTTCAATACATCCAGCAGATATGATCGCAAAATCTTTCTTTCCTGCTAGCTTCTCTAATTTCGTGATGGAGTGCAGCTTCTTTTCATACAGTAGCGCCTCTTCATATCCTGCGTCCTTCATATTATTGACCAATAGCTTCTCATCTGTCACCTTGCGGAGGCTGCGCCCTTCTACGACCTTGAAGCCAGGAATCTGTGCCCCTTTTAGCATGGCATCAAGCGCATACTCTTTTACATCAGTTGCCCATCTGATGAGTTCATCCACTCCTGCAAGGATCTTACTGATCTCCTCATTATTCAGTAGATCCGGATCCATGAAGCCATATCTGCGGAGATGCTCATTATATTCTGCTCTTGCTTTGCATGCCCCTTTGGCACGACACCAGCGACACGTTTCTTCGCTTGGACGGTATTCACCTACACCTTCGAATGCCTGTTCTGCAGCTGGCTTAACGACTTCCTCGCCCCAATTGATCAGATCATCTACCTGCATGACCTCTTCGCTTATTCCATCACTCACACGAGGCTGATAGATATGCATATGTACCTTTGTAAGATCATAAAGCAATTGATATTCTCTTATGGCTCCCAATGCATAAAGTCTGATCTGCGGATTGTTCTTTGCGCTGACCGCAACACCTTTTCCATACTTCAGGTCAATGATGTGCAGCGAGCCGTCACCGATGATGATTGCATCCGCCGTGCCACCATCCTCTTTGATCCATTCCTTCAGATCGAGCTTTTGTTCAATTTTAAAGACTGGATCCGTACAGTCCTTTTTGACCCGATTATATACTTCGATGACATAGTCACGATAGCCATCAGTATAGGTATCCATATCCTTATCTTCACAGACGATCTTGTTTCGTTTACGGTTGATCCATTTATTTAATTTTTGTTCAGCGATAGAGTGTGCTAGCGTACCTTCCTTTGCAGCTTCGCTTTCTCTTTTTTCAGGAAAGTTCTGTTCCAGCTTTACCGAAGGGGTGCAAGATAGCCATTGTTTTGCACTGGAAGGGCTGAGAAAAGCGTGAACCCCTGGCATATCACTGTACCTCCTTTTGCAACCTTTCATACAAAGCCGGATAATCAGCAGTCATGAATTGGGATAGTTTTTCTTTATCGAATTCTTTAAAGATATCATGAAGGACGTCTTTTCCCTTATCTATCTGCACCTTTCTTGCCAGTGCTCTTACCGTTTCAAGCGTATAGCTCTTTTCGGTTTCTTTTTTTACCGTACAGGCCTTGATGACCTTATCCCAGTTAGCAGGTCTTACACCACCATATTCGCCATTTTCGCTATATTTTGCCAAGACTTCTTTTGCCTTAGCTTCTCCTGCTTTATCCAGTGCCTTGCACATCTCATCCCATTTATCATAGGTCGTGATGCCATCATCCTGCAGGCCATAATGTAAATGTTTGACACTGATATGTTCTTCGAGATGATCTGTTGTGGTCATTTCCGTATCACTCAATGCCGCTTGATCTTTCTGTTCATCTTTTGATTCTTGAAGGACAGTCATCGTATTTAAGTTGTTGTTCATTTGATTCGCTTGATCATCATTCATTGATAACGATCTTTCTGTAACGCTTGCTAAGCGCTCCAATACATTCAATAACCTGTTTTCTGCTTTGATCAATAAAACTAATTCCATTTTTATCTACCTCCATGTGATTTTATTTCCCGTTTAAGCCGGTCTGACTCTCTTTCTGTTTAAAAGTTTTTCTATGTTCCTCTATAACTTGTGCTACCGTAAACATAAATTCTGAATTCGTTATCCGACACTTATAAGGTGTAATGCCAATGATCTTCTGCATCTCATCTTCATAATCTGCCCTTATAGCCACAGAGATCGCATAGCGTATACTTCGTTCCACACGCCCTGGTGTCGATCCTGTTATCTTTGCGATATCCGGATATAAGGATTTCGTTATCTGATGATACTTGCTCTTATCAGCAATTATTAAACTTATGCCTTGCTTGATGCTGTCGAATCCTTTCAGATTTGGTGTGATGCCTAATCTAAATAAGATACTAGTTATATCGTCCATATGCTCACTTGTTCCTATTTTCAAGCTCATGAATTCGATTTTCCAAGATTGCCACTTCTCTCAACTTCTGATCAAAAGCACCTTGTATCTTTTCCATATCCATCTTTGCATCCGCTGCTTCCTGCATCTTATGATCTGCGAACTCTTGCAAATGTTCATTCTCTTTTTGCCAATTAAAGTTCACCATGAGAAGTCCTGCACAAAAGAAGGATAGCAAAGCGATGATAGCTGTCTTGCTGATCTTAGGTATGGCCATTTCTGATTTATCAGCTTGCTTGCTTATCATCGCTCGTCTACGATTTCTAGGCGACCCAACCATGAGATAGATTCTCCTCGCTAATTTTTTCTAGGTTATCCGCATCCACAAGCCCATGTAGCATATGTCTGTTGAATCCTTGAGACATAAGATTATCTACCAAAACGGTAAATAGTAATGCTAGACCCATACGAGTCCCCATAAGCTGACAGTGTGTTCTCACCGTGTCGCCGCTATGACTTGTGGTTTCGATGCTGATTTTTGCGACGTTTTCCATATTCTTTCCTCAACTTTCTATGTTATAATGACATTGGCTAATACAAGCCAATGATGTGTAGGTGCTCCGTTACTTGCTAGGGTCAGGAGCATCTTTTCTTTTGTTACGATAAGCTAGATCGCTATAATCCTCATACACCCATGATAGAGGTATGACATTTTTATCGGGCAATCGTACACTAGCGTGCTTTTTTTTAAGTTCGTCCTTTATCTTGTTTGCCCTGCGTGGGCTCATGCGTATACCAGCCTCACGAAACATTTCGCATATCTGATTACCATTTACAAACTTAGCTATTGGCATAAAAATCACGACCCTCCCTTCTCTGTACAACGTGGTGCCTTGTTACGTTCACAGGCCAACGCCTTAGCGGCTCTCGTATCCACTAACTGCGCTAATGCCTCGGCATAATTCAGAGCTGCGGTTTTTTGTTCATCTGAGAGTACACCGCTCTCTAATGCCGCCGCATACTTTTTGATTGCGCGCTTTTCTTTTTCGTTCAACATATTTTCACCTCCTTAATCAACATCCGCCAGATTGTCCACCATATCCTCTAAGGTATCAACAATTTCTTGTAGAGCATCCACATTTTCTTGTAGGCGTTCCCCGCGTTCACATTCTTGCAAGCTTTCAGGCATATTTTCGTATGCTGCGTCTTCCTCGTCCTTAATTTCTTCGAGCAATGCTATCGCGTCGTTAAGCATTTCTATAGCCTTATCGCGGCTCTTTCTTCTCTGTGCATTCATCTCTAAGCACCTCCTTTGATTGACCCCAAATACGCATAATGCTAAGATAGTTGTATGAGGGGAGGCGATAATCATGGTATTGGATCCACCAAGTGAATTTGATGAAATGTCCAAAAGTGACAGGGACCGATTACTGCTATTGTGTAAAGAGTATTTTCAGCCGATAAAGTCTGTCAATATGAAACGCTCATCTTATTGGCTGAAACACCGTATTCAATGGGTTGATAATGGTATGTATTGCACAAACGGACAATTCAAGGGGGCGATGTTGGCCTTAGGTTTTCATTCAACGGACATAGAGCATTCGCAAAATTGTCATTTCAATGTTTCTGAAAAATCTAAAGCGATCGCATTGGCTAAGAGCAGACATTAAACCGTCAGCTCTTTTATTTTTGGCAAGATCTCTTTTTCCAGGTATTCGATATCCTCATCGAATAACGTTTCCTTTGTTAAAGATTTAGGTATCGTATCTTTATTAAGAAAATTTCTTTTCATCTTAAGACAACTGATGACCGTTTTAAGGTCATCCACCAGTATATCTTTGTTAGCCTTATTTAGTTTCACCTCTAAGCACCTCCTTTCTTGTTGTCTTGCATACATATGATACTCCAAATTTAGTGTCTTGTCAATATATTGAATATTTTTTTGTTGTCTTGCATACATTGAGCCTTTGTGATAACATATAAAGTGTAAAGGAGGTATAACGTGACCGAACAGGCAGAAAGAATAAAAGAATTGCGTAAAAGCATTTTAAATTTAAGTCAGCAGGAATTTGCTAATAGCTTATTTATGAAAAGAAACTCAATCGCCCAATTAGAAACAGGTTTGCGCAATCCATCAGAAAGAACCCTTAAGACTATCGCCGAAATCCATAACGTTAACCTAGAGTGGCTACAATATGGTACAGAGCCAATTTTTAGGGAACTCACGAAAGAGGAAGAAATATCTAATTTTCTGGGTGAGGTAGTAACATCAGATAAGGACTTTCGGAAAAGATTTATACGTGCCCTAGCTCGATTAGATGATGACGGCTGGGACGTGATGGAAAAATTCATTGATGACATAACAAAAAAAGAGGACTGATACCGCTTAGCAGTAAAAGTCCTTTTTTCATTATCTAAAGTGTTTTATGAAATTGTATACTATCATCAAGGTGCTGTGATTATTGATTTTTTTGATTGTATCGATGATCAGCTTACGAAGATCCCTTTCAGACATGACAAAAAACCCCTTTCTTCCCCATATGTAAGACATTTAAGATATGCACGCTAAAGTTACGTAACTTTATAATAATTATACATCCTACGTATAATAATGAGAATATCATTATGCTATTTGGTAAAATTTACCAATTTATTTTTGTAACACTACTTTTAAGATGCTATAATGGAATAGTATAGTATACATATCTGAATAACGAGGGAGGAAAAAGTAAATGAAGAAGTTATTCGCAGCGCTTTTATGTGCTACCATGGTTTTTGCAATTACAGGATGCGACGACGATGGGGGAAAGAAAGATGAAAAAGCCACGCAAAAGGAAGAAAAGAAGGACTATAAAGTGGGCGACACGGCCGAAGTTGATGGCATCAAGATTAAGGTCAACAAGGTAAGAACTGATAAGGGTATTATAGAGGCCGACAAGGGCAAAGAATATTTTATCATGGACATTACCCTTGAAAACACGACAGACGAGGACTTATCATCCAGTAGTGTGATGTGCTTTGAGCTAAAAGATGCTGATGGCAGAAAGC